TTCCCTACCGCAAATAGGGGATAGCCGTTGTCTTACTTGTAACCACGAAACATTTTATTTAGTTTCCGAATTGCAACCATTAGACACACCACATATCCTTGATTGCTTCTAACTTGATTATAAAGCCTTGACATTCAAAAGTCAAGTGCTATGGGGTGTATCGCAAGGTACATCCCTTTTGTATTTACATATAGTCACACTATGCAGCTTGAAGAAAGGAAGTGGCGAACAAAACAGTAAGAAAAGCCATTAAAAAAGATTCTGCATAATGCAACTGTATCTAAATACAAAAATCAGGTAGGGTATCTTACACACCCCACCTGTATATATTATTCTGGAATAACCTTCGGCACACTGACTTTGTGCATGGTCTGTATATCTAATTTCACATCAATTACAGGCGGTTGCTCTACAACCTCTTTTACAAGATTCTTCCATTCTTTGCCCGCAAGTTTAAAATCTAAAAAGTTTCCCTGTTCCTTATTTCTATAGACGCATACTGCAACAGTAATATATCTGTCTCCGTACTCTTCATTGTCTACGATAACAAGATACTCTCCACTCTTATAGCCACCTTCAGAAAGAAATTTCTTGATACTGTTCTTTGACCTAAAATCAAAATCGAAGTATTCCATGTGTGCGATATACTGAATCGCATATTTATTTTTGCCGTTCTCTGGCAATTCAACAATCTGTATTAACTTGTACTCAGGGTACATAATCTCTGACCTCACTTTCATTTATAATTTTTTCATATATCTTTAGGGGTAAAGTTCTGAACGAACCTACCCCACAAATAAAAAAGATAAGGACTAATCAACCTTATCATCTAAAACAGTTTCTTCAGTTTTGGTACTTGTCACAACTTCCTGTGGATCATCTTCTGTCGGATTATCTGTCGGTACTTCTATCGAATTATCGGTTGTACCGTTCGCCTCATCCTCAATACGCTTTAATTCCAGTGCGGTATCCGTTGTATATGGGCTTCTGTCAATAATAGTCTGCTTACTGATAGCACCGCAATTATACTGAATCTGCATATTTTCCATATCGGCTGCATTATCTACAGGTCTTGCCACATTGAATGAGAAATTGATACTGTCGAATACTTCATCAGATACCGTTTGATGATTGTACTCCATCAGCTTTCTAATATATGCAAGTCTCTGTTCAAATCCTTCTTTCATGCTTGCGATATACTGACGTGCAAAGTTATCACACTGTTGGTAAAGCATTGTAATAGAAGTCTCTGACACATTGGCTACATTCGACTGCCCCATAATTGAAGCTGGCACACAGGCGATAGCATAAAACTGTTGAATTACATAATCTAATTCAAGTTTGATACTCTCTCTGTCCATTTGAGCGTTCGCCCAGTTAAAGGTTGCTCCATCTTCCAGATTCATTACAGTACCCACAATATTAGTAGGAATAGCCGAATCCATTCTCTGACCTGACACTACACCAAGAGGGGATAATGACAGTGTTGTAACGGCAGTATCAAGTTTTGATAACAATGCTTCGATTGTGTCCATGATACCAATTAAATCTAATGGGAATGGATCACCGAACTTATCATATTTTGATTTATCCATAGCACTGTACCAGATAGGTAAACCAGTAAGATTTACTTTTGTATCTACCAACTTACTGCCCCCATAGATTTCTACCTTATCAGGATAATATACAATGTAATGATCTTTTCTTGTATCTTCATCCTTCCAATACTCTACAAAGTGGGTGTAGTTTCCGAAAGAATCATACAATGGGTATGAATCCTTGTTACGGATAATCTTTGACCTGATATTATTATTTTCATCCAGATATACATACTCGAATGTATCTCCATATGTAATCAGGTCTTTTGCAATTTCAAGGTCGGTCTTAGTGTACCCACCTTTCTTATAAATGTTGTTCAATAAAGATACAAATTCCTTATCGCCTGTAATACTTACAGGACTACCACACACATAGCTTGAATGAAATTTGATAATAGATTTAAGCGTCTGCAATACCAATCTTGTAGGCTCAAATGTGTGTTCCTTAAATTCAAACGATGGAATCTGTAAAACTTTATGTTCTCTTCGTAAATAATCGTCAATGTCGGTTACTCTACTGATACGATCCTTATATCGTGTCTTGCCGATTTCATCCTTGAACCAGTTCGCTTTTTCTGTATTCATGCTTGTTCCCTTTCCGAAAAAATTCTTAATCGCTTTTATAGGATTTTTCATTTACAATCCTTTCCGTGCAATATGCACTTTTCTAATCTAATACCTTTCGGTAATGTCTCTTTTTTCAAGATAGCTTGTACGGCTTTATCAGATAAATGTTTCTTGTGGTCGGCTGCGTCTTGCTCATTCTCATAGGAAAACACATACTCTTTCGTAGCATTTCCCATATAAAAGGTGCTACCGCCACTATTCACATAATCAATCAAGCCTTTATCAAGTATCTTTTTATACTCTGCATACTCCATGTGATTTCCTTTCATATCCTGTTTATTTAATAGTGTTCATTATATGTACCACACACCATTGACAAGTCCTTCCAATGCCATAGCAAAAGCCATAACCCTATCATCCTTTGCACCCTGTACCGCCTGTTGCTTTCCGTTATCATCTAATTGGAATGATTTCATTTCATCTAAGAGTGCTTTACTGTTCAATAATATCTGTCCAGTTTCAAACATTTCCACGAACCGATTTATGATAATAGGTCGGCTCTTTAATGAAGTCTGGAATCCAGGCTTTTTCCTTGCCTTTCCCTTTGCGTCATACTCTTTATATTTGTACAGACGCAAGTATCTGTGTCCGCTATCGTATAGCTTATCTACAACCGTGTGTCCTGCGGATAACTTCTCTACTACCAGTAAAGCGGTATTGTAATAGTCTCCGACTTCACGCACCAAGTCCGCAAATTCATACGGCTTTATCTTGTTGGACGCAAATTCAAAACACTGTATGCCGTTCTTATCTACAATCTGAATGACACTGTTATCTGAAGAAATTCCCTCTCCTGTATCTACACCACCGTAAAATCTTTCGTTCGGCTTCGGTTGTCTCCACATAGACCAGTCTTTCTTCCACTTTCTCATAAGTGGCGGTAACTTCATTCCAACCTGTGATAATGGCTTTGTATCATACAAGCCGTTCATTCTGGCTTGAATCTTCTCTAAATCAAAGACATTGTTTCCTGATACAAGGAATGATTCTGTAGCCGTTGTTGGATATTCCTGTCTAAATTTGTCAAGTCCGATATTTGCTATCTTCATTCTTCGCCACATAAGTTTCTTCATAGCAAGTGGGTTTTTCTCTGCACCCATTTTGTAGTACAGGGATAATTCTTCTTCGTCCAACTCTTCCACTTCCAGATACTTACCGTGTCGATTGAAATAGATTTCTGTATTCTGTTCGTATTCTTGAATGAACTGTCTCTTATCGTCTAGCCATGAAAAGAAAAAAGGTATATACTGGCTCTCTCCATGAACCGCCTTTTGCCACAACTCAAACCAGTAATTCATTCCATTTGAGGTTGATTCAAGTACGATCTGTCCATCAGGACGCAATGCAGCTTCGATAGCAACTAACTGATTCTTCAGCTTAGTATCATCCATGAAGGCTACTTCTGTTAAATGAACGTACCGCAAGGTTGAACCTCTGGCAGCGTCCTTTGTACCGCATACACAACAAACGATACGACTTCTATTTTCAAGTATGAGTTCTTTCCTGTTGTTCGCCACATCAGCTAATTTGACAGACGGATCAAGATCATCATACATAGCTTTCAATTTCTTAAATACAATGTCTACCGTGTCCAGTGAATAGGACATTAACATACATACGGTATCTGGTTGTGTGTGGGTAAGATAAAGTGAGTACGCTATCGCCCATGAAGTTATACCAAGCTGTCTTGACTTAGCCACGATATTAAATTTGCCGAAGTTCTTAGCAAGTACCTTCTGGTGGTAGGTCGGCTCAAATCTTACTTTCTTACCTGTCTTATCTACAATGTTACAAAAATAGCGACACCACAGGACAGGATCAGCGACAATCTTTCTTAACTTATCTTCTCTTGTCATGCTTTGCCCCTTTCAAAAAAATAAAAAAGGCTGCATGATTTTACTCATACAACCTCAATTTGTTATTACAAAATGTGATTCTCCCCTGACACTGTATATCACTTTGATATTCCGTGCGTCAGGATATAATTTTTTTAATATTTCCAAGTCTTGTTTTTCTGTGAATCCGAATTTTTTATGTTTGGTATATAAATATTCGTATAATGGTTTACTTGTATCACTCTTTATAGGTATAGGAATAGTCCTCACTATCTTCTAAATCATCTTCAGATACATTATTCAATAAACTTACAAGACCGTTTTCTTTATTCGCTGCAAAGAACTTCTCACTAAAATCTTCAAATGCTTTGAAAGCCTGTACGTCTCCTGACAACGCTTTCTGATAATAAGCATTATATAATTCAATTTGTTTCTTCTGGTGCAAGCGTTTCAGTAACCACTTGATAGCGTCCTGTACACCTTGCTCCAACATATACTTCTCACAAGTTTTCTCTGTGATCTTATCACTGAATACTGCATAACGGCTTTTCAAATCCTCAAATGTCAATATCGGATCAGCTTCATTATCCTTCAGATATTCAGGACAAAACTTCCACATCACATAGTAAACCTTAGTGTCAGTATTTATCATTCCTTTTAAAGTCTGGTATATAGAAGTCTCCGAAGAGACACTACTACCATTAGGCTTTCTATTTGTTTTTGCCATAATATCACTGCTTTCTAAAATTCTTTATTTCCTGTATTTCTTCTGGTGCAAAATCATAATGAAATACTTCTTTGTAAATATCCCATACATCCCTGTTGTCCTTATTTTCTGATAATTGTTTTCGCACTTCATCTTCCTTTTCATGGAATCTTATTATATGTTTTTCTTTATCCTTCTGTGTCATTCCACGTTTTACTAAATTTTCATAAATTATAGCCTGTTGTTCTAAAAGTGGATGTAATGTATTCCAATTTATTATCATATCAAACACAGATTCTTTCATATAATTTCCAAGAATAAAAGGATAATCAGGTTTGTCAATTTCTGCATATCCATAGAAACCACCTTTTAGAAATAAATCTGTACAAGTAAAAGCTAAACAATCTCCATCATATAAAATTTTGGGTTCTTCGTTTGGATCATTTTTATTAAACTTGAATAAAGTATTTTTGTATAACTCCACCCTATGAAGTTCTGATATTCCATATCTTTTACTATACTGTAAGTTATTTTTTATTGCTCTTTCGCACTCTTCAATTATTGGTTTTTTTGTTCTTTTATCTATATCTAATTCATTAAAATGTAAACTAATATATCTTTCGTCACATTCAGATTTAAACCATTCCATAGCATTTTCACTATTGTTATCGTGAAATTCATCTTTTGAAATTCCTATGCTAATAGTTTTTGTATCTTCTTTATACCATTTATCACTAAGATATTTTCCCATTTCATTTAGAAGTGTAATCACTTCCTTGTCTCTTTGTGTACCGTTTGTAATAAGTCCTACACACCTACACACAAATTTTCCTTTTTCAATTTTGTTTTTTAATTCTGATAACAAATGGGATATAGAATCTTTAGCAAGAAATGGTTCGCCACCACCAATAAAAACCTTGTCTATCCAATTAAAATTATCTAATATTCTATCTATCTGATTATTGCTCATACTCATATTCTGTGGATCACCACGGAGACAGTGCTTACACTGAAGGTTGCACTGTCTTGTGATTTCAAGATAAATAGAAGTCATTGCTATTTTTGGAGTCTCATTATCCATTCTAAAAGTTCTCCTTCCATATCTCCATCTTTTTTACCAAAAGCCATAAGCAACATATCTCTTGTTTCCTGACTATTGATTTCTTTGTTGTAGGCTTCCTTGTAACTATCATATAATGTACTAATTTCATCTATAATAGCTGCTCTTTCCTGAAGTAATACAGGTACACGATTTTCATAATCTTTTAATGAAGTACCCATACTTTTTCCTGTAATAATTTTTCCTAACAATTCTCCAAACAGTACACCTAACTTTTCAGAATTTTGTCGTACTCTCTCTTCTGGTGTAACAGCCGGTTCTTCTAATTTTGAAGCAAGAATTATATTGTTAAGATTATTTTCAATTTCAATATCCTTTTTATCAAGTTTTGTATATAAATCTTTTAGTTCCTGATAATCTTCATCCTTCATCATTGATACAATAAACGCTTTTGCAAATTCAGGATTCTTAAATGCTTTTCCTAAAAACTGTAAATCTTTTTTATTAAATATCTCTTTCATCAATAGTCATACTCCTTTGATTTTTCTTCAATCATCTTCGATAAAATTTCCGTATTTTTCTCTACAAGCTCACCTTTACCATTCATATAGTCTCTTGCAGTTCTTAATGTATCTCCGAATGTCATAAGTACAATATCTGATTCTTGTTCATTTATACTTGTAAACCATCCTTCTAACCATTCCATATATCGCTCAATCACTTCTACACGGAATCGTGACCTTACATTTTCCATACTTTCATTTACTTTTTTATGTACTCTATTCATCAAAGAAACATGATTCTCATATCTTTCTTTGCAAAAATCACTATAACTTTTCTGTATAAGATTATCCATATCAGGTTTTCTAAAATCTAAATTTTCCATATTATTCCTCTTTTCCATATTCAAAATTTTCAACATCTTTCATAATGTCAACAATGCTTTCAGGTTCAATATCACTAATCTGTATAAGATTTCCGTCCAATCTCTGATCTGCGTCCTCTACAGGATCAGTAATCTTTTTATCCGCAAGTAATGTAACTATATCTTCCGTAGCTGCATTATCTCCTACAACTTTTATATAATTCCAGATACTTCTAAATAATTTTGCCTTATATTTTGAATCATTTTCTCTTTCTTTAGTCCGTATCTTTTCTTCTCTCATTTTCTCCAAACAAGATTTTTTACCCTTGTTATATTCAATAATAGAATCGTATATTGAATCTGTTTCATATACATTACATACATTCTGGTTTGCTAAATCCTCAAATTTATAATCATTATTTGAACAAATTCTATATAGTGTTACATTACCTTTAGCAGATAAACTCATTTCGCATACAACATATACCTGTTCATCATGTAAAAGTTTATATGTTTTATATTGCGGACACATAGGTTTAAAATCCTTAGATAAAATTTCAATTCTTGTATCCAATTCCTGTTTATCAATTTCTGGAATAGCTTCAAGAAGTGTTGTTCCGTTTCCTGTTTTAAATGGAATATTGCCATCTGTCATAGGAATAACTTTTGCATATCCTTCTAACTCTTCCTTATAGTATTCAAGTGCTTCTTTAGGATCATAACCTACATGGTATCTATCAACTGATACTCCGATTGTGACATAATATTTCATATCTACTTCAGCGTCCATATAACACAATCTAATCATATCTGAATAATCTTTTACCACCTGTACAAATTCTTCTGATTTAGTATATCCATTTGTGATGATCTGAAGATGAAAAAGAGGTATGCGATACTTATATAAGCAATCTAAAAAGTATCGCATTTCCTCTATTGCTAATGTCGGCTCTCCACCAGTAAAGTGAAGATAACCGATAATTTCTGTTTGACTAAGAAATTTATCTATAGTCTCTTTTGAAATGGTAAGATTCTGTGACTTACCCCTAAAACAATGTTTGCAATTTAATTGACATTTTCTTGTCAACTCAACTGATAGAAAATCCCATGTGATTCTTTTCATATATTTTTACTCCTTTTAATCAATTATTTTTTAGCTGCTAAAATCTGCACAAGCTTATTCAATGCTTCATTATTACTTAATTTAGTATTGCTACCACCACAAGCCATATGAACGTGTGTCATTTTCATATTATCCACCACCTTTCCTTAGTATCGTGTGTGTCTTTCTTCTGGCACTTCAACTACAAGTAAATCTGCAACATAAGTTGACGGATTTCCTTCTCTGTCTTTGCCGTGTCCAATCATCACACTGACAATAGTTCCTTTTCTTAAATATGGTTCTCCATTGATAACCTTCTGGCTACAATAATAAGATTCTCCATCATCATAACAACGGATAAATCCGTAACCTCTTTCGCTATTCCAGTTTGTAACATAACCCATGAATCTAGGTCTGCTTTCTCTATTATTTCTTTTATTATTTTCCAACTTATGAAACTGTCCTTTCATTCACTTAATATTGTTCAATAAATCAAAAAGCCAACATGACAGGCTTCTTCTTTTTGAACACAAATGCTCTGTGATTTTTTCTTATCTTCCCCCATACCATGACAGGGTACTTTTGCCGAAGGGCATAGGCGGTCAACAGATCATACGTTGTCATATAATCCTGACCGCTATACTCTTCTATATTTAATTCTCCCTTTTCGTAGGGATATAATGACACTATCTTATCTTCAGATAATCCATGACCGTACCGATCCTGAATCTCTTTCTGTGTGAGATTATCACTCAACCGCTTCACTCACTTTCTTTTTGTGTTCGTCTTTCCAGATTTTTACATCATTCATAAGATCATCTGTCTTATCGAACACCCAAAAGAATTTATCAGACTTATAGTGGGTACATCTGAAAAGGTACTTGTAACCTTTTTCTGTGAGGTACTTTCTCTCTGCGATTGAATAACACCAGTAAAATCTCTTCATTAAAACTTCGTCTCTGAAAATTACATATTCTTCTCTTGTCATTATAAAATTCTCCTTTTAATCCTATAAATTTCGCTATCTATACTGCGATATTCAAAACATACTCATTTTCGTATGTCTCTGCACTTACAATTATTTTTTCATTCCTTTTGATACGTTGCGTCACTTCATACTTTGACGCAAAGACTTTCTGTATCGGTTGCACCAATTCAAATTGATATTCTGGTACACGATAAGTCGGTGTGTCTAAATATCCGTCTGGTGTAATAGTTATCTTGTCATACAAGCCATTCTCTACCGAAAAATCCTGAAAGTATTTCATATCGTGCTTTTCAAGAATCGGTACAAGGTACTCTGTCAGACCTAACTTCTCCAACCAGTACAGATTGATATGAGAATATTTACCGCCTTTGTTGTAGTAACCGATAAAGCCACCATCAACGGCAAGTAACATTGTTCTCAACTCTTCATTCATACGATCCACACCGCCATATAAAGCGGACACAAGTGTAATCGTACCGAAGTTATATTTTTCATTAAATCTTGCTTTTGGAATATTGTTCGGATTAACCCTGTTAGGGTTCTTCAGAAATGTTCTGTGATTATCAAAACATAATTTATCCTGACCTACCGACAGGTCAACAAAGATAGGTGTTTTCCACCCTGAATCTGTTTTCTCTTCATTCAACCATAGACCGCTTCTAAAATCATAAAAACCGCCTATTTCTAAACCGAAGAGTGTATTTAATCTCTTGCAACTGAATAAGGAATCACAATCATCTGTGAGAACTAAATAGTAATCTTCCTTATTCAAATCCTTATACCATTCAGGAAATTTGTTCAATAAATCTTGTTTGATATGACTTTCTTTTTCATCAAATTTATACATTGTTGTAATCGTGTTTCGGTACTTTGTAAGTACCCACAATTACAATTTTTTCTAATACGAAACACTGTAACCCCCTTTATTTTGAATCTGAAACCTTCTTACTGGCGGTTGGTTTCGTAGTAGTTTTCTTTCGTGTAGTAGTAGTCTTTGCTTTTTCGGCTGCACGTTTTTCTTTCTGACGATTTTTCTCATAATCGTTTTCAGTTTTCATAAGACGCTTTTTATCAGCTTCAAATGTTCCTCTGGCTTTCGCCTGTGACGCTGCATTGATACCCTTCACGATTTCCTGATAATTATACTCTGTAAGATTTCTCTGTCCTAGTTCAATGTCTCCAATTAACTGTGAAGTAATATCACAGTACATAGCAACATCCCTCTGCGACAGACCTCTTAATAGTCTATATTCTTTTAAATCACTAGGTCTTAGCATTTATACTGTCCTTTCGTTAAAATAAAAATTGCCTTAAAGAGTAGGGGTGCAACATCATACCATGTGATACAACATCACACCCCTGATATATGAAAAAATCACAGACTATGAAAGTCTATGAGATTATCCATTTGCTCTTAGGCAATAGTCTTCTTTAAGATAGATACACCCTTAGTATCTAAGAGTTTAACTGCATAAAGGTTGCTTGCTACAAGGTCTGTTGCAAGTAACTTAGCTTCTCTCTCTTCCTCTACAGTAGTTTCCTTCTGCATGATGTAACCGATAGCACCTGTCTTAACAACTGCCATAATCGGCTCACTGTTTGTAGCGTCCCACATCTGATCTGAAAGATATACAGGGATTGTACCATTCCAGAAACCAATGCAATTATTATCATCTACAATGCCGTTTCCAGTAGTAGCATATGTCTTATCAATCTTTGTAAATTCATCCATTCTCATAATTGCACTTCTGAACTTACCGTGTGCCACGATACCAGAAAAGCTAGAGTTCTGAACCTGATCTCCGAATACATCAAATGCACTATCAATAGCGGTAACTGTAAGTTCGCCTGGTAATGCAGTCTTATAAACGGCATTATCTACCATTTCTGAAATAAGGTCAGAATCAATCTTCTTTGCCATAACTTCTGCGGTCTGGCTTGCCATAGCGTCTACAACTGCACCTTTGATCTGTGCCTTATCCTTATCATAGATACGAACAGATTTACCAGTCTGCTTTACCTTTGCAGTGCTATCACTCATACCTACTTCCTCTGGTACAAGAGCAGTACCCTTTGTTACTTCCTCTGCGTCTGAAAGACGATTAAATGTTGGGAAGTGAACCTCATTACCATATACAAGAATATCAGATACCATATCTGTATAATCTGTGGCAATATCTTTCATTTTAAGAGCAGTACCCAGCTTACTATTTACTGCGTCTGCATATACTGAACCAATAACTAAGCTCATGTTAAATTCCTCACTTTCGTTAGTATTTGTGCAATAAAAAAACACCTATAACCGACAGGTCATAAGTGTTCGCACATTATTTTCTTAAATTTTTATCTTGATCTTTTCGTCAATTTTTCATATAAAGTTGGATTCTTCTGATAAATCTCCACACGCTTATCGTATGACATTTTATCAAACTCTTCCTGTGACACTGAATCATCTGAAGAATGATTAGTCGGCACATATCCATTTGACTTCATTCTTGCTTTCACAATCTCGTCAATGACATTTGATAGTGCGTCCACGTCAGTATCATCTTTTAAATAATTGAACAGTGATTTATCAATACCCTTATTCGATAAATTTTCCTGAAATGCAAGTCTCTTCTCTCTAGCTGCAACTTCCTTTTCGGACTCTTCCAGTTTAGCGATACGCTTTTCAAGGTCGATCTGTTCCTGTGTTTTCTCCACAGGGGATAACTCCTGAACTTTCGCCTGAAGTTCCTTGATTTCTTTCGACAGTTTACCTCTCACTCGATCCTCTGCACTCTGGATAGCACGGTCATAATCTGTCTTAGACATTGTAACTGTCTCTTCTGTATTTACATTCGTAGTATTGGTAGTTGTATCAACTTCTGGTGTTGTTACCCCATCTTTACCCTGTGTATCTACATTTACTTCTGTATTTGTATTTGTGTCCATAATAATTCTCTCCATTTCCTGTTTTCGATTCATGCCCCTAAATCGTTGCATACACCGAACCCATAATTTTATTTTTTTCGTTCGCACAAATAATATATATGTAACGTCCAATCAGACGTATCATAATCAATAAAGGGTGAGTTCTTTCAATAAGTTTTAAGAAAGGAGGTCAGGAAACCCACCAAAAACCTGTTTGCTAAATAATGAAGAAAAATATCTACATATTTAGTGCATAAATTCAAAAATGTTAGTACAATTTGAACTAAATAATGGTTAGTCAATTAAATACACTGAACTAAAGTTCCGCATACTTACGTTTTTCAATTTTGTACAAAGCACACAATAGTATGGTTCAATACAAGTAAAAAAACTTAATGTTTAACCATGCAAAGATTTATACAAATCTAAGCGATCATGTTTGATTGTTTTAATAAACACCCTTGCGGATGTCAGAAAAGAGGACATCAAACACAATGAAAAATTTGAAGAAGTCTGAAATATATCAGACCATATTTATATCTATATCCTGTGGATTCTTCTGTCTAATACAAGACTTCTTTCCACATGATAATGATACCGATTTAATATCCTTTCGATTGAAGGAAGTTATTAAGGGATTCTCTGTCGATTAAATCCAGTTCAGCTTTTTGGTTCTTGAATCTGGATAGTAACCCCTCACTGATTTTTGCTTGTTTTGCAATAAACTTCTGGTTCACACCCTCATTATGGATGATACTCAAAAGTCTGGTTCGTAAATCTTCCTGTGACATAATTTGCCATCCTTTCGATTATGTAATATTGCACAAGCGAAACCATTATTTTTCAGTAATTATTTACACTTGACATATACAACTATGTAGTGTTATAATTATTGTTTTTATATACCATATAGTGCAATATGTTCAAAAGAACAAATATTCGATTTTGTATATTTTTCTTGCATTTTTTGAACATCATTTATTGACACATGGGGAATTTTCTTTAAGGGTATAAAACAGGTGTACGGCATTACACCGTACACCCTCTCACTTGTTCAATAATTACTGTTTACTTTTTGTCTTAATTCTATATTTCTTGCCGTACAGTTCGTATATCTCTCCATCATCTTCCAACCATTTATTCAGGTCTTTAAGACTATTGATTGAAGTTTTGGAACTTGTCTCATTTTCTGGTGTAACCTCTTCCAGTTCCGTAACTGTACCTTTGTTCTGTCTTATAGCTGCAATAAATTCTTTTGGATAAACTTCATATATCCACTGTAATAACTTCTGACCGACACACTGTTTCTTTCTATCTCCGACAAGTCTCTTATCTCTCTTATCGTCCATAATGCCTTTACCTGTCTTTTCATCCCTGACAAATTTACCGTGTTTGTCCTTGCGTGGGTGTATATCGTAAACATCACGGATCAACTTCTGAATATCCCATGTTGTAATTTTTCTTTCGATTTCAGCGTCAATGTCGGTGTATCGAATCTTATTCAGGATATTTTGAATTGTATTCTGCTTCTGTTCGTACATTTCATCATAGGTAATATCTCCATTAGCATACTTAGAATAAATCTTATTCAGTTCATTATTACCTTCAATGCCGACTTTCTTAATGGCTTCAATACGGTTGTAATCCGCTTTAATTCCTTTTGGAATACGGTTCAATATATCCGTGAATGTTATCATTTTGGTTCTGTCGGCTCTCTCTAAGTGTGCCTTGATAACATCCGCTAATTTATCCATGGTACACTCCAATGGTAAATATATCTTCTCTTCCAGTTCCCTACGCTCCTGTGACGCAAGAATCTGTTTCTGACGGTACAACTCTAATTCAGCTTCATTCTCAAAGTGTCTCTTTTTCTTCTTAGGCTTAGACTTCAGACCTTTTGTGAAGTTCGGACGTACCATGTGTATATCTTCCTTCATAAGAATTTTGTCGATTTCTGTCGTACACTCTTCTATCTCTTTCTGTGTAGTGGCATTGTTCCTACGCTGCACATAATCCTGATACTTGCGGACGCTTTCTTCTGATAATGTTTTCTTATATCTCTTCTCTGTAATGAGTAAAGTTCCATCATCACGAAGCACCACACCTTCAGCCTGTAGATACGGACGCTTTCTTATCTCACTGATTTCTGTTGCAAGGTTTACACCTTTGTATCTTCTCTTAGCACTGTCGATAGCGATATTTGACGCAACCGCCAAAATACAAATATCATCATAAATCTGTGGCAGATATTTCTTTTTGTTCTCTTCTGTACCTGTATTGTACAAGTGCCAGTAGAAACACTGTAAATCTCTTGCAAGGTTACAAATCTTTCCGATAAAGTCATTTGCTAACTTACCGTCAATCGTTGCCATTTCTTCATCTGTATAGTTTTTTGGATCGTTTTCAGGGGATAACCCATTGATAGGAATAAGATATTTACCAGAATTTACCGTTGACTTTGTAGCTTCTAAGACCACAGGATCATTACCGATATAGGCTACGTCCGAATCTGTATCGCAACCCTGCCATATATCCGACAGGAAAGCACCTTTACCAAACAGATTTATGACTAAGATTCTATCAGTGAAGTTGAACCACTTCCATTCCTTACGGTCTGTATTTGTCAGGATAGCGTTCTCTCCGATTGCTATATGCGGACTTCTAAAGCCATACAGTTCTTCTCCATCTGCATATCGGCTACAATAACACTGGAAGTCGGATAAGATACTTGTATCAATTCTTTCTCCTGTGGACGCTCTAAGCATTTCAAAAGGATTAGCAACCAATGTACAAAAGTCTGAATTGTTTAACTGCACCTTACCTTCATACAGGCGATCAAGAATACTACTGATAAATGACCTTCTGTAATTCGTGTACCATGAAGTCTTAGTAATATCTTCATTGACCTGTAATAATTCTTTCATCATCCTTGCTCCGATATTATCTGTGTCGGCAGCTTTTGTATTCAGTGAGTGTTTCAAAAAAGCTGGATATTTCTTCAAAAGATTTATCTCATGCACCTGTGGTTCTACAATCTGCCACAACTGTTCCTCGTTCAGATTCAAGCTACCTAACACCTGATACCATAACTGTTGACGCTCTCCGAATTTAGATACCTTCTCATACTTACATACACCGAATTTATCCTGATTCTTCTTTAACTGTTCCCTGTACCAACGCCAGGTCAATTTTTCCTGTTCAAATTTTATCGGCTTGTCATGCTTTTTAATCTCTGCTTCGATTTCAGGAAGTCGGCTCTGATCCGCAAGTGCAAGGTCAAGTTCATTTTGTGCCACCTGAATATCATCTACAGTAGCGTTCGTGTCCTTAGTAAGAATTGTAAGTTTTCTCTTTGCAGTAGACACCCTGTTTCTAATTTTGGAACATTCGTTAATGAACTTCTGTCTTTCAGATTCAAGTTCCTTCAGCTTTTCTTTTTCATCATCCGCAACCATGTATGTAGCGATAATATCCGCAAACTTCAATATCTTAACACTGTTCTTTGTAGTAACCAATTTAATATCCTGTGGATTGAATGTCTCTCCGTATTTATCTTTTACTACTGGATTATCTACACCCTTGAACTTCTCACTGTAATATTCCTGTAGCTTAGTATTGAATATCGCACTCTTAAAGAAGTGATTTCTCAAAAGCAAGAATCCTTTTCCCTCATAGGTGTGTTCCTTACCGTCCTTGCGATTGAAGTATTTTCCAGTATTAAAGATTGATTCATCCGCAAGGCTCTGTCCATCCCACAGGTCGATATGCTTCTCATAATCCTGTTTTGAAACTTGTAACCTTTTTGTCTCTTCATTCAGTGTTACTACGTTGCAAGGCATTGTATATGTTCCGTCAGCTTCATCTATCAGTAGGATTGAATACGGATCAATGTCAAGTGTTCCGATAATGGATGATGAGGTCAAGGCTTCATAACTTCTGGTAGATACAATGTCCACCTTATCATCTTCCCTGAAAATCTCTCTGAATGGTATTCCCATAGTCTGCCACTCTTCCATAGCTTCAAAATAATCTTTATCTATGAAAAGGTCATTACCTGTTCTTGCCTTAGAACTTGTTCTCTGGAAATTGACATAATGAACACCATTTATTGTAACACCGTCTCTGTATGCCATCTGACGCAATTTCTTCTTACTGATAAGTCTCTTACTCTTCTTAGCGTCCAGTTTTTCAATTTCCCCTGTATCCTGATTGTATGCTTGCTTCTGTTCGTCCGTCTGGATCATCACATCAGACTTGAATTTCAGATTGATAATAATATCGGTGTAATCCGTTCCTGACGCTGTAGAATCCGTTTTAACGCTTCTTATTGCTCCATCCTTATTATTTACCACCTGTCTAAGTTTGCGTGTCATAAGGCTATCTGTGAGCGTTCCAGAGTACAAATATCTGTTGTCCTTCTCTGGTAACTTAATATCAGTTCCAAAACTGAATATCTGCTTAGATAATTCTTGCACTCTGTCTTGTACTTCCTGATTGTCCGTACTGGACAACTCTTTCTTTTTATTCTCATATTCTGCTATTGCTCCATCATCCTTTATTTTCCAGTAAAGGTATGAAGCGTCCATGTTTCTAATTAAAATATCGTTCTCTATCAAATTATTCATTGTATTTTTTATCCTTCCTTTATTCAAAATATTTCTTTACACAATTTTCAACATCCGCATTTATGGAACACAGATTATTGAATGGTATATTGGTTCTGCCCTCACGAACATATTTCATCATGTCAGGTTCTTTCGTACTTACTTTATCTTCCAACTCCCTGTACACCTGACTAACGATTGTATCAATATACTTATCAACTTCATTCCTGATTGCACTCCACAGGTAACTACTCTTACAATCTTCGATATATGAACCATTGTCGATATAGTTCTGAAGTTCGTCAGCGAATATCTCTCTGATTCTTTCAGGTGTGAGTGCGTCCAACTCTAAACCTTTTTCAAGTCCATTTATACCGCCTGTCTCTTTCATCCAAGTATCAAGACCTTTTTTCTTCGGAGTGTACATATTATTCTTCACTTCATCCTCTGACAACTGATCTGGTGTGATACCGATTCTCTTAGAAATGATTTTTACATTCATTCCTAATTGTTTCGCCATGATTTCAGCTTGTGCCGTGAATGTGTTCGCTATGGTATATCCTGTCGGATCGTAGTCACTCATAATCAGGAACACCAACTCACTTATAGTATTCTCCGAATTGTCTCTGATTTTTCTCAATAATGTTTCCATTGCCCCAAAACCGCAAATCCCTTTTGATGATATGCAGCTACACCCTAAGAGTAGTGATATATCTCTGACAAACTGAAATATGGTATCTTTCTCACAGGCTACAATGATATTTCTGTACGGACTAAAGCTATACCTATCGGGTACACTATAATTTCTGCTTTCGTCACAAATCATAATGTCCTTATATGTGAGTTTTCCTTCTTTTACCAGTTCGGTAAGATACTTCGATAATGTCTTATCCCATCCTGTCAGACCTTCTTCTGTATCATCATCAGCCGTGAGTTTTCCTAACTTATCTAGTGTCGGCTTCACTACTGAATACCAAAAGTTTCTCTGTGACCTCTCATAAGTACAGGTGCAATACTGTTTTTCATTCAGGATGATACTTCTCATAAGTTCTGACTTTTTCAAATCTCCTAGCTTTTCTCTTATTTCATCTATTGGTAAATCCTTCAAGGACGCTCTTAATTCAACTATATTATCTCTCAAAAATTTCTTTCCTTTCTTTATCACGGATTCAATTCGTGGACGCTTGCGGACACGAACGGCATGAGCTGCCCTAGCAGCGAAATGAGAT